ACTGTGATTCCCAGCCACAGGCAAGTGCCAGATCTTTCTGGCTCATACCTTTAGCTTTTCGGAGTGATTTGATGCGTGAGCCTAGTGTGTTCATTTGTCTTTTTTACCACGCATTGAAATAAATTTATCGCACTTTGCGTGTTGTAAAAATCACGAATCGTGTTTATTCTGCGCTCCAGTTACAGGAGATCTTTATGAACAGGATTGCTGACCATCGAGAGAAGGCTGGTATCAAACAGCGTGATTTGGTTTTGATTCTGGGTTGGACGCAGACGCGGATTAGTAATTATGAATCCGGGCGCCGCGTAGCCGGACTTGCAGAATCTCGTGCAATTACGGCTGCGTTGAATCAGCTCGGAATCAAATGCTCGCTTGATGATGTTTTTCCGCCGGAGATGGATTTCAAGAAAGTAGCTTAGAAAAAAGGCGACCCAAGGGTCGCCCAGTTCCTCCCGACACGCACCACCACAGCGCTGTCGGGCCGCGATTGGCGTTGGCGGGCAAACCAAATGCAAAACCGCCCACACCTGTCGCGTTTTCCAAGGCTCGGAAGCCTTGGTGTTGCTGCCATTTCCACCACAGAGCTGGCAGCTGTTGCGCCAGGGGTGAACAACGGATTGTTCGCCTCGGCACGGTGCCGGTGTTGGTCTTAGGAACCTCGCCGGCGTTTGGGCCTATCAAGCCACACGACAAATGTATCACCACTCTCTGTCGTGCGGCACTGGCAACTTACAAGGATTAATGCCATGAGCCGTATCATTCTGAGCTCTCTAGACCGGGCGCAGCGGGAAGTCCTGCCGCTCGATCTTGCGCTTTACCATGCCGCACGGGACTACCCCGGTGGTGCCGCCGCCATCGCCGCCACCACCGGCCGGAATGCGACGACGCTGCAGCACAAGCTTTCCCCAACCCACCCAAGCCACACGGTGAACATTCAAGAGTTCGGCGAGATTCTGGAGCTGACCAAAGATCGCCGCATTCTGGATGCGGTGCATTCGTTAGTCGGTGACACGATCTGGCAGGAGCTTGCCGAGGCGTACACCAATGACATGCCTGAGACGTTGACCACCGGTATCGCGGAATACTTTCGCAAGGTGGCGGATCTGGCGGACACCTGGGCCAAGAGCATTGGTGACGGTGTCGTCACTGATGAGGAACTGGCCGCGATTCGCCTGCAAGTGTTTCGTGGGATTCAGGGGCTGCTGGGAATGTTCAACCGCGCCACGTACGTCAACCAGACCACGCGGGGTGTTGATCGTGGCTGATATCGCTGACTTTGCTAATGACCTGGTGCAAGAGCGCATCGATCAAGCGCTCGCTGCGCGCAACGCCACCAAGCCCGCCTTGGTGGCGCATTCGTTTCTGTTCTGCGAAACGTGCGATGACCCGATCCCGGAGGCCCGTCGTTTGGCGCAGCCCGGTTGCACGCAATGCGTGGGATGCCTTTCTCTCGCGGAACTGAAGGGGGCTCGCCATGCTGGATGATGTTCTGAGGCAGTTCGCCGATTACGGGCTTGAGCCAGCGCAGCCGCTCGTGTTTGGGAAGCTGACCCGCTGCAAGACGGCGCAGGATAAGGGCAAGGAAAAGAACGGCTGGTACATCGCCCATGAGCATCGCACCGAGAAGGGCGAGACGCTGATTTTCGGCGCGTTCGGTGACTGGCGTTCGGGTGAGTCGCAGAAGATAAAGGTCAAGGCCGGGCGGATGTCGCCGGAAGAGCGTGAGGTCATGCGCGCTCGGCAGGAGGAGGCGAAGCGCCGCGCTGCGGAGATCGCAGCCAGTGCGGCGCGTCGTGCGGCCAAGCGTGCGGCTGGCATGTTCAAGCGCATGCCGGAGAAAGGCCGAAGCGACTATCTGGATCGTAAGCAGATCGTTGGTATCGGTGTTCGGTATGCGCCGCGCACGGGTGCTTTCCTGGTGCCGATGTGCAACGTGCGCGACGAGATTGTCGGCCTGCAGGTGGTGTACCCAACCAAACAAGAAGACACCGGTCGGGACAAGACGTATTGGCCCTATGGGATGTCGAAGGAGGGCGCTTTTCACTTGATCGGTCCGCATCCGGATCCGGGTGAGCCGGTGCTGGTGTGTGAGGGCTACGCCACGGGCGCAAGCCTGCATATGGCGACGTCGCTGACCGTGGCCATCGCGTTTGACGCCGGCAACTTGCTGGTGGTGTGCAAGGCGATGCGTGAGCGCTTCGCCGGCTGCCCGCTGATCATTTGCCGGGACGATGACTGGAAGACCACGAAACCGAACGGCGATGCCTGGAACCCTGGTGAAGAGAAGGCCAACAATGCGGCGCTGATCGTCGGTGGCCAGGTGGTCGCGCCGATCTTCTCCGGTGAGCGGGAGATCAAGTGGACCGACTTCAACGACCTGCATGTGGCCGAAGGTTTGGAGGCTGTGCGCCGTCAGGTACTGGCGGTGGTGAAGCCGCCGGCTGCTGGTGGCTGGAAGGACATGCTGGCTCGGAGTGAAAGCGGTGCGTTGATTGCGCACATGCAGAACGTCGAGTTGATCCTGGCCAACGATGAACGTTGGGCCGGGGTGATCAGTTACAGCGCGTTCAGTTCGAAGATCGTGAAGCTGCGTGCGGCGCCGTATGGCGGCGGTACGGGCGATTGGGCGGACATCGATGATGTGCGGGTGATGAAGTGGCTCGCGCAGCAGTACAACTTGCGGGTCAAGGCGTCGCATGTGATCGAGGCGGTGAGTGTTGTCGCGCATGACCATGCGTTTCATCCGGTACGGCAGTACCTGCGCAAGCTTGAGTGGGATCGCGTGCCGCGCCTCGAAAGCTGGCTCACAGACGTCATGGGCGTGAAGGCCACCGATTACTCTAGCAAGGTCGGTAAGCGTTGGATGTTGTCGGCCGTGGCGAGAGTAATGAAGCCGGGCTGCAAGGCTGACTCGGTGATGATTCTCGAGGGGGCGCAGGGCGCCGGTAAGTCGACGGCGATGAGCATTCTCGGCGGCGAGTGGTTCATGGATACGCCGTTCGCGCTGGGCGACAAAGATGGGTTTCAAGCGATCCGGGGCAAGTGGATCGTCGAGCTGGGCGAACTGGACAGCTTCAACAAGGCTGAAAGCACTAAGGCCAAGCAGTTCTTCTCGGCGTCCACCGATACCTACCGCGAGAGTTACGGCCGTCGCACGATGGATGTTCCGCGTCAGTGCGTGTTCGTGGGTACGACGAACCAGGACGAGTACCTGAAGGATGCGACCGGTAACCGCCGTTATTGGCCGGTGGCGTGTACAAAAGTGGATCTTGAGCTGTTGCGTTCGATCCGCGAGCAGCTGTGGGCTGAGGCGGTGTTCTGTTACGACGCGGGCGATCTCTGGTGGGTGACGCTGGATGAAGCGGCGATGTTCGGCGAAGAGCAAGACGAGCGCTTCGTAGTGGATGAATGGGAAACGCCAATCTTGACCTGGTTGGAGGAGTCGCAGATCGGTGAAACCACGACCGGCAGTGAGGTGTTGACGCAGGCGCTCAAGCTCGACCCTGGACATTGGGGAAAGCCCGAGCAGATGCGGGTCGGGGCTATCCTGCATAGGTTGGGCTGGCGACGTTACCGGCTCGGGGCAATGACCAAGAGCCGGCAACGACTATGGGGCTACAAGAAACCTGCGGATTGGGGCAGGGCACCAGCTTTGGAGCAACCTGCTTTCGAGGAGCCTTGCTTCGATGATTAAGGAAATTGATTCGTTGCTGAAGCTGTGGGCTCAGGAGCTGCATTCCGAACATTCGAAAGGGGGGCTCGCAGGGGGCAACATGGTTGCCATGATGATGGAGAGTAATGGGCAACTGATCCGTGGACGGCGTGCTTTTCGTGCACCGCTGGAGGGGTCTCTCGACATCGAGCTGATCGTGACAAAGCACTTGGCCCCCGAGCTGGTGACGATTGTGCGGGAGCATTACTGCACGCTCGATGTGGATATGCGTTTGCGCTACGCCCATTGCGGCTGTGGCCGTGACACCTACTACCAGCGTCTGCATGAGGCGCATCTGGTTATCTGGGGCATGTTGATGGGGGTGGCTGCTTGACCCCAGGCATGGCTCCGGCAGTTGTTGTCCTACCGGTCCGCCTTGTCCCACTATGTTTTGACGTAGTGGGACAGGTGCGGGCCTTGTCTTTACAGGGTTGTCCCACCGTCCCACCTTGCAACGTCACCCGCCCGCATATGCGTAGCAGGCACAATGCACGCGCGTTTCACGCGCAAGCGTGTTCTTAGATTTCTTCCTTTACACGAGAAAGGAGAGAAATAGGTAGGACGGTGGGGTCAAGCCCCTAATTTAGGCGCTCTCAGGCGTCCCACTTCGATTTTGAAAGGTGGGGCGTATGGGACGCCGCCAAAACAACAGAATGCCGGGGTGAGTTATTCGCCCACATTCGCTAGACGTTCACCCCACATTGACCACTTATTCACTGGGTGGCATTAAACCGGGGTTGCTGCCACCGGAATCGACCTGTAAAAAGTAGTCATCTTCGATAGGTGCGACCGCAGAGAGCGGCAGGCACCACACCACCAAACCCGGCCATTGCGCCGGGTTTTTGCGTTTAGGGGTTGGCGATGACAAGCGAGCAACAAGCACTGGCAGAGATGCCGATTTGGTTAGTGATCGTCCTGGCTCTGGTCGGTGGCGTATCGGGAGAGATGTGGCGGGCCGACAAGGATGGGGCGCGGGGCTGGGCGTTGTTGCGCCGTCTCGCGCTTCGGTCCGGTGCCTGCATTGTCTGCGGGGTGTCGGCGATGATGCTGATGATCGCGGCCGGCATGACGATCTGGACGGCAGGCGCCTTGGGTTGCCTGACGGCGATGGCCGGTGCCGATGTGGCCATCGGGTTGTACGAACGCTGGGCCGCCAAGCGGCTGGGCGTCAGCGAAGTCCCGCCAGCGGGGGGCGAACAGGGGTGATGCACCGATCTGGGGCGCCGAAAACCGCCGGGGACCCTAGGGTTATCTGAAGGACACGGGGTCGGAAACCCGCGGGACTGTGTTAGCGGACGGTTCACCAGCTTAGTGAACTGAGGTGAACAGGTGAACTCGTGGGGTGAACTGGAGAATTAACCATGACAATCATCAGCAAAACGGAGTTTGCAGCCCGGCGCGGCTGGGCCAAATCCTATGTTTCCAAATTGGCCAGCCAAGATCGGCTGGTGCTCACCGCAAATGGCAAGATCGACTTGGAAGCCACTGAGGCGCTGCTCGATAGAACCAGCGACCCCAGCAAGGCCGCCGTCGCCGATCGTCACCAACAAGATCGGATCCAGCGTGACGTTTACAGCCAACTGTCGCCCCTGACGGAGCCGACTCACACGGCTGCGCCGCCGCAGCTAATGCCGAGCGACGGCAAACACCCCGATTACCAGAAGTCCCGCGCACTGCGTGAGCACAACATGGCCAAGCTGGCTGAGATCGAGCTGGGCAAAGCGCAGGGTTCGCTGGTGTCGAGGGAGGCGGTCGAGACCGGTGCTTACGATGCCGGTCGCTTGTTGCGCGATCAGTTGTTCGGACCGCTGCCTCAGCTGTCCTACGATCTGGCTGCAATGACGGATCCCTGGCAGATCGAAAAACACCTCACCGCGACAATCCGTCGAACGCTGGAAGAAGCCGAGCGCCTCTCTTCAGCGGATCTTGAACATGCCTTAACAGCGAGCTGAACCTATGCACACGGAGTTTTCTGACGGTGCACAGGTGTACCGTGAGAACTACTTTCGTGGCCTGCGCCCCGACCCCGATCTCTGGATCGACGAATGGGCCGACGAGTACATGCGGATCCCGCGAGACACCGGCGCCCCCGAGCCCGGCCAGTACCGCACTTCACGGACACCTTATGCCCGCGAGCCAATGCGTTGCCTGTCGCCGGCTCATCCCTGCAGGCGCGTGGTCACCATGGTGGCCTCGCAGTTGATGAAAACCCAGATCGCCCTGAACTGGATGGGCGGCCTGATCCACATGGCGCCTTCGAACATCCTGGCCCTGCTACCCAGCCTCGGCTTGTCCAAGCGGGTATCGGGGCGGATTAGCAAGACCATCCAAGCAACCCCTGTGTTGCGCGAGCGGGTCGCGGCCACTCGCTCGCGGGACGCACGCAACACGATGGACACCAAGGAATTCGAGGGTGGCTCGCTGTACGTCACCACCGCCGGTTCAGCGGCCAACCTGTCGGAGCTGTCGGCACGCTACATTTACGGCGACGAAGTTGACCGTTGGGAGAACGACGTCGGCCAGGAGGGTGATCCCATCAAGCTGGCAGAGACACGGGCGACCAACTTCGGCCGCAACGCCAAGATCTATTTTTCCAGTTCACCGACAATCAAAGGCGCCTCGCGGATCGCTGATCTGTTCGAGTCCAGTGACCAGCGCTACTACTATGTGCCTTGTCCGCACTGTGGGCACATGCAGGTGCTGGAGTGGGAAAACCTGCTCTATTCCGCCGATTTCAGCGTCGTGCATTACAAATGCGCAGCGTCCGGGATGGACTGTGACGTGCTCATCGAGGAGCACTATAAGAGCGACATGCTCGCCCGTGGTGAGTGGCGTGCGCATGCCAGCGGCGACGGCAAGACGGTGGGATTTCATCTCAGCGCCTTGTACTCGCCGACAGGCTGGATGGACTGGACCTCGCTTGCCATCGAGTTTGAAGACGCGAAAAAAGCCCAGGCCCAAGGCGACACCAGCTTGATGCAGGTGTTTTACAACACTCGCCTTGCCAAGGTTTGGGATAGCGCACTCGAACAAACCAAGTCTGAAGTGCTGATCGCTCGGGCACGACTGGAGACCTACACCCTAGGCACAATGCCCGCCGGTGTGCTGATGCTCACCGGCGCCGTCGACGTACAGGCCAACCGCCTGGAAATGATGGTGATGGGTTTTGGCGTCGGCATGGAGCGCTGGGTGGTCGATCACCAGGTCATCTGGGGTGACCCGGCCGATGAGCGAACCTGGGCTGTACTGGACGAAAAACTCAAGGCTCGCTATCGGCATCCTTGCGGAGTCGGCTTGGGCATCCTTGCCGTTGGCGTCGACTCCGGCGGTCACCACACCGATGAGGTCTACCAATTCTGCCGCGTGCGTCGTTGGCGCAACGTCTTCGCCATCAAGGGCGCGAGCAAGCCGGGTAGGCCGGTCATCGCACAACGCCCGTCCTTGGTTGACGTGACTTGGAAAGGCCAGACCGAACGCAATGGCGCCGAGCTGTGGTTTGTCGGCACCGACACGGCAAAGGATTGGATCTACAACCGCTATCCGTTTCCGGACGGACCGGGTTCGCTGCACTTTGCCAATGACTTGCCGGACGAGTTCTTCGCTCAGTGCGTCGCCGAGCGCAAGGTCGTGCGCTACGTGCGCGGCCACAAGCGTATCGAATGGGTCAAGGGCAAGGCCGAGCGCAACGAAGCGCTCGATCTGATGGTGTACTGCCTCGCGATGGCGCACTACCTCGGCATCAATCGCTACCAAGAACACGACTGGGATCAGGTGCGCCAAGCGCTGGCTCAGTCCGGTCTGTTCGACGATGTCTTGGGCATCAAGCCGGTTCAGGGTGAGCGCGTTGATGAAGGCGAAACACCTGAACCTACGGCTGTGCGACAAGCTCAAGCCGCACCACCACCTGCTGCACCAGTCGCTCCAGCGCGACCACCAGCTGCACCACCTCAACGCCGCAGTTCAACCAGCGGTTATCTGAAGAGACGCTGATATGTCCTTTACCCAGAAACACCTCGAAGTTATCGAGCGTGCCATTGCGCGTGGCGAAAAAACGGTGCGCTACAGCGACCGAACGGTTGAGTACCGCGATGTCGATGAACTGCTCCGCGCTCGTGAAGAAATCCGCAGTTCGTTAATCAGCGCTGCCGCTCCGCGTTCGCGGGTCGTGCGGCTCAGTCACGGAGGTAAGGGAGTCTGATGTCTCGACAATTTCCGGCACTGTCTCGTAGCGGATTTTTGCTGCCATCGAACATCAAGGCCAGCTACGAAGGCGCCGGAGAGGGCCGTCGTTCGGCCAGTTGGGATGCCTCAGATAACGGCATCAACAGCATCAACACCCCGGCGCTACGTAATCTGCGCGCCCGCTCGCGGGCTGCGGTGCGCAATGATCCGTATGCGGCCAACGCGATCAACAAGCGCGTCAGCAATCTCATCGGCACCGGTATCACGCCGCGCCCGAAGGTGAAGGATGAAGAGCTGCGCAACCTGTTGCAGGAGCTCTGGGAAGACTGGGCCGATGAGTCGGATGCCGATGGCCTCTGCGACTTTTATGGGCAGCAGGCGCTGGTGGCTCGCACCGTCGAAACGGCCGGCGAGTGCTTTGTTCGGTTGCGTCCGCGTGGTCTTGACGAAGGCCTGGTCGTGCCACTGCAGTTGCAAACTCTGGCACCGGAGTTTGTGCCGCACGACAAATTCGAGACCACCCGCGATGGCAACATCATTCGCGCCGGGATCGAGTTCAACCCGGCCGGTAAACGCGTGGCGTACTGGATGTACCGCTCGCACCCACGCGACGCGTCGTCGCTCAACAGCGGATACAACCAACTGGTGCGCGTCCCGGCCGGCCAGGTGCTGCATATCTTCGAGCCGCTGGAACCGGGTCAATTGCGCGGCGTGCCACGCATGTCGCCGGTCCTCAAGCGCTTGCGCAGCCTGGACAACTACGACGACGCGGTGCTGTTCCGGCAGGAGGTGTCCAACCTGTTCGCCGGCTTCATCAAGCGCCCGTCGCCGGACATGGGCCAGGTACCTCGCGATCCGGTCACTGGCCAACTGATCACCACCGACCGCGATGGCTTTACACCGATGGTGGCGCTGGAACCCGGCACCATGCAGGAGCTGGGCGCCGGTGAGGAGGTTGAATTCTCCAAGCCGCCGGACGCCGGCAACAACTACCCGGACTTCATGCGTCAGCAACTGATGGCCGCAGCAGCCGGCACCGACACGCCTTACGAGATCCTCACCGGTGACATGAAAGGCATCAACGACCGGGCGCTGCGTGTGGTGCTCAACGAGTTCCGGCGACGCCTCGAACAGCTGCAATTCAACGTCTACATCCACCAGCTCTGCCGGCCGGTACGTGCCGCCTGGTTGGACATGGCGGTGCTGGCCGGTGTGATCGAGCTGCCGGACTACGCCAAGCGTCGTCGTGAATTTTTGCGCACGCGCTGGGTGCCGCAAGGCTGGGCCTACATCCAGCCGGTGCAGGACGTGCAGGCGCGAATGCTGGAGGTCAACGCCGGGTTCGGTTCACGCAGTGAGATGTGCCTGCGCACCGGTTACGACGCCGAAACGGTTGACGCGGAAAACGCCGCTGACGCTCAACGTGCCCGCGACTTAAAACTCAATTACCGAACGCTCGTCGAGGTCGAAATCCACCCTGACGACCAGGAGAAACCATGAAACCGCCGTTCCCTCTACGGATCTTCAACAAACTGGACGGGCAACTGCCCGTGCAAGACAAACACTGGTACAGCCTCCGGGCCAGCGGTGAAGCCGAGCAACGCACTATCGAGGTGTACGTCTACGGTGAGATCGGCACCTGGGGTATTACTGCCAATCAGTTCGTGCGCGATCTGGCTGCGCTGGATGACGGTACTTCACCGATTGTCGTGGCGTTCAACAGCATCGGCGGCGACCTGTTCGATGGTCTGGCCATTCATAACGCCCTGTCGCGATTGGGCGAGCGCTGCACCGGCCGCGTCGATGCCCTCGCGGCGAGCGCGGCAAGCGTCGCGGTCTGCGGTGCCCACCGGGTGGTGGTGGCGGAAAACGCCGCGCTGATGATCCACAACCCGTGGACGTACGCCTCGGGTGATGCCGAGGATATGCGCAAGGTCGCGACCGCACTGGATCAAGCGCTGGAGCTCATCATCACGGCCTACAAGGCAAAGGCGCCAAACATCGACGAGGTCGAGTTGCGACGCCTGGTCAATGCCGAGACGTGGCTCACAGCCCGCGAGGCGGTGGCTCTCGGCCTGGCTGACGAAGTTGGCGACGGTGTGCAGATCAAGGCGTGTCTGGGGCAGGGCACGGTGATGCAGAAATACCAGCACACGCCCCAGGCATTGCTGGATCTGCTGAATGAACCCACGAAACCGACCGAATCGGTGATCGACGATCCTGAACCACCGGCACCTGGTGCGGATGCGGCGGCGCTGGCTCTGCTGATCAGCAAGTCCTGTAACCAAGGCGGGATGAGCAACTTGATCGAGCCACTGCTGGCCACCACCAAGTTGGTTGATGAGGCGACCGTGAACGCCGCGATCACCCAGGCCAAGTCGATACGCGATCTGTGCGTGGCCGCCCGGTTGCCAGAGTTCGCGGTGGAGTTTGTGCAGGCCGGACTGGATGCCAGCGCCGTGCGTGCGCGGCTCTTCGACAAAGTCGTGGGGAAGGGTGGAGGCTTCGAGATCGACAATAGCCTGCCTCAGAGCGAAGACCCGCCGCCCAAAATTCAAGCTAAACAACCCGATCCGTCCTCGATCTGGGCAGCCCGTCAGGCCGCTCAGTCCCCAACCTCGAAAGGAGCAAGAACATGACCTCTAAATTGGAGCCGATGCATGCAGGTGAATTCCTGTTGTCCGAGGGTGCCGGCAACATCTCCCGAGAAGCGATCAATGTCGCGGCCGGCCCGGCGCTGGAGCCCGGCCAGATCCTCGGACTGGTGACCGCAAGCAGCGAATTCGCGCCGTACAGCCCGACTGCTGAAGACGGCACGGAAAACGCCATCGCCATCCTCTACGGCCCACTCGGCGAGTCTGATGTTGTTCGTCGTGGTCGCGCGGTGGTGCGGTTGGCCGAGGTCAGCGAGGCCCATCTGACTGGCCTCGACCCTGCCGCTGAGAAAGCCCTGGCCGCGCACTTTCTGATCGTCCGCTAAGACGTTCTTTCTTTTATATGCATCCCGCCGCGTGTGGGATTTTTCGTTTCTGGAGAGTACTCATGGCCGATATCGCCATTTTTGAAGACGACGCTTTCAGCGTCCCCTCGCTGACCGCCGCGATCAACGAGCAGGAATACCTGCCGGGCCGGATCAGCAGTCTCGGACTGTTCCGCGAGGAAGGCACCACCAACCTTACGGTGCAGGTCGAGAAGGACGGCGACACCCTGGCTCTGGTGCCGGCTGGCGAGCGCGGCAGTTCGGGCCTGGTGGTCGGTGGCAGCAAGCGCAACCTGATCCCGTTCAACACCGTGCACCTGCCGGAGCGCTTCACCATCAAGGCCGATGAGATCCAAGGCATCCGAGCTTTCGGTACACGAACCGAGTTGCAGTCGGTACAGGATGTGGTCAACCGTCGACTTGCCAAGGCGCGGCGCCAGTTGGACGCCACTCATGAATTTCAGCGGATGGGCGCTCTGAACGGCCAGATCCTCGATGCTGATGGCAAGACGGTTTTGCTGGACATCTATAAGTCCTTTGGCGTGAACCGTCAGAAAATGTCCATGGGGCTCAATGACCCTGAAGCTGACCTGCGAGTGAATGCTGGCGAAGCGTTGGACATGCAGGCGGATGCGTTGGGCAGTGTGACCAGCTCGGGTTCTCGTGCCTTCTGCGGCAAGAACTTCTGGAACAAGCTGGTCAGTCACAAGTCGGTCAAGCAAACCTATCTCAACACTCTGCAGGCAGCGTCTCTTCGCGGTGATGCCCGCGAGAGCTTTGAATTCGGCGGCATTGTCTGGGAGCGCTATCGCGGCAAAGTGGCGGGCGTGCTGTTCGTGCACGATGACAAGGCGCTGCTGGTTCCCGAAGGTGTCCCGGATCTGTACATCTCGGTCTTCGCACCGGCCGACTACATGGAAACGGTCAACACCGAAGGTTTGCCTTATTACAGCAAGCTCGAACCGCTGCCATTTAACAAGGGTGTGGCCGGCGAAGCCCAGTCCAACCCGTTGCACCTGTGCACGCGACCTCGGGCACAGATCCTCCTGGAACTCTGACCATGTCTTTCCGCGAGCTGCTGGAAGACATCGACGATACGGTGTTCGAAACGCTCGGCGACACGGCTCGGATCGAGGGCTACGACGAACCGGTGCTCGGCATGTTCGTTGCACCGTGGATGCAACCCAAGATGGGCAGCCTCAAAACGGCGTTGCGCGAGCCGAAGTTCGAGATTCGTGTCCGTGATTCGCACGGCCTGAGAAAAGGGCTGCTAGTCACAGTTGATTTGCCGGCGTTGGATGGCGGCGGTGACTACGACCTGATGCAGCTGGAGCCAGGTGGTGACGGATTGGTTGCCTTGATCTTGAGGAAACGACCATGAGTGTCGGTAGCTACTTCAAGCCCTCGGCCGGCGGCGGGATGATCTCGCTGCAGACCTCGGTGGCCGACCTGAAAGCCTTTCAGGCTTTCGCCGCCCTGGTGCCGAAGGCCGCTGCTGCTGCACAGCGGCGAGCCATCAACAAAACGCTGCGATGGCTCGCCACGCAAATTGCTCGCGCCGTTGGCCGACAGGAGCGCATTGCGGTTGCTGCTGTGCGGCAGCGGTTGCGAGCTTACCCGGTCGGCGGTGGTGCGAACAGCGGCAAGCTGTGGTTCGGCCTGAATGCCATAGAGGCCAGTCGCATCGGTCGGCCCCGGCAGATTCGGTCCGGTGTGTCGGTGGCCGGCCGGCGCTTTCAGGGGGCGTTCTTCAAGAAGGTCTACGGCAACAGCGCAGACGTATGGATCCGTACGGCGAGTAAGCATTTCAATGCCAACGACTACCCCGACAGTGATGTCAGCGGGGCGGGCGGGGCCAGTTCGGGCTGGATCGCTGAACACGGCAGCCGCTTTCCGCTGGCGAAAGCCAAGGTGTCGCTGGAGCAGGCGCGGCCACACTTCGAAAGCTGGATCCGCAAGGCCGACGAACACCTGGTGCACGTCCTGCAGCAGGAACTCAACTTTGAACTGCAGAAGCACTTGAAGGGGAAATGACGTGACCGATCAAGTCGACGAGCCGTTCAGTCTTGAGCAGCTGTATCAAGCCATCGAGCGGCGCATTCAGGATCATTTCCCGGGTTTGAAGGCAGTGGCCATATGGCCGAATGACTTGGACCGTCTGCCGCTGCCGGCGGTGCTGATCGAACTGGCCGAGATGGAGCCGGGCCTTGATCCGGGAACGGGCGAAACGGGTTTGACCTGCAAGTTCGAGGCGCGGGTGATCACCGATCCCATCCAGCCGGATCACCATCAGCAGGCGGTGTTTCTGGCCGGTCACCTCGCCGCGCTGCTGCGCATGCAGAGCTGGGGTGTGGCGGTGGAGCCGGCTGAATTCGTGCAGTCCATGCCGGACTGGACCAAACCCGAACTGGACGGCTACACCGTGTGGGTCGTGGAGTGGATGCAGCAGATCTACCTCGGTGACGCTGATTGGCCATGGCCGGATCAGCCACCGGGCACTCTGGTGCTGAACATCGAACCGGGCGATGGTCCGTTTCGTCCGGAGGACGTGCCATGAGTTCGGGATACGTCGCGGCGCAGCATGACCGCATGCTCGCCGGCCTGGTCAAGGATTGCTACGTGGTGGCGGTGGATCTCGCCGCCTCGCCACCGGTGTGCCGCGTGTCGGACGGCGAGTGGGTTAGCGGCTGGGTGCGCTGGCACAGTGTTGCCGCCGGCAAGGCGCGGCACTGGCGGGCGCCCAGCCTGAACGAGCAGGGCACCCTGGTCAGTGCCAGCGGCGATGTGGCCCAGGGCACATTCATTCCCGGCCTGTACGGCAACGGTGGCCCACCACCGGACAACCGCGATCACGTCGAAGTCTGGCGTTTTGACGATGGCGGCTCCCTGGTCTACGACTGGCAGGCCAAGAGCTATAGCATCACCCTGCCGACTGGTACGGTCTCCATCAAGGTCGGGGGAACCCTGGCCGAAGTGACCGACAGCACCGTCACCGTGAAGGCGGGAGCGATCGATCTCGAAGGGAAAGTGAACATCAAGGGACCGGTCAATATCGACGGGCCGCTGCACGCCACGCAAAACATCACCAGCGACGGTGCGATCCTGGACACCACCGGTAACACCGCCAACCACAAACACTGATAACCCTTTCCACCCAGCCCGCCGCGCGCGGGCTTTTTCATGCCTGGAGATACTCATGACTAAGGCCAAACCTGAAGTCGAGGCGCTTGTGGAAGCCCAGTCAGCATCAGGGCTTGTCCCTGTTGTTCAGGGATTCCCCGGACAAACCTCTGACCAGTTCATCACGTTCCGCGACACCCTCTACAGCTCGCGCACCGTCATCCTCGCGGATGGTCGCACGCTCCCGGTGGCCAAGAGCATCGTTGCGGTCGAAGTGAGTGATGACATCGCGCTGAAATGCCTCAAGGCCCACCCTGAATACGAGCAGCTCAAGGAGTAGACCCGATGATCGGAATGGATCGCCACACCGGGCAGCCCATCTCCGGTATCGAGCATCTACGTCAGTCGGTTGGAGACATCCTCGGCACGCCGCTATTGAGTCGTCGCGAACGCCCGGAGTACGGCAGCAAGCTCCGGCGCATGGTCGACCTCCCTATCAACGAAGGCTGGAAAAGCGCGGCGCAGGCCGAGGCGGTGCGAGCACTCAATCGATGGGAACCGCGACTCAAGCTTGAGCGCGTCGTGGTGGTCTCCGTCCTGGGCGGTCGAATCAATTTCAAGATCAGCGGCGAGTACCTCGGTGAGCGCGGCACGTTGGAGGTGTGGGTATGAGTACCCTGGTGGATCTGTCGGAGCTGCCGGCACCGGACGTGCTGGAGCCGCTGGACTTCGAAGACACGTACAGCGAAGCGCTCGGTGTGTTCCGTGGACACATGGGCCAGAACTGGACGGCCTCGCTGGAAAGCGATCCGGTGACCAAGCTGCTGGAGGTCGGCAGCTACATCAAGCTCTGCAACCGGGCGCGGGTCAACGACGCGGCCAAGGCCCAGTTGTTGGCCTATGCCACCGGCGCTGATCTGGATCATCTGGCCGCCAACGTCAACCTCAAGCGCCTGGTGATTCAGGCGGCGGATCCGTTGGCCGTGCCGCCCGTTGAGGCGGTCATGGAATCCCATGATGCGCTGCGTGAACGGGTGCAGCTGGCTTACGAAGGCCTGACCACGGCCGGCCCGCGCAACAGTTACATCCTGCATGCCCGCAACGCCTCGGCGCTGGTTGCCGATGCCACGGCGGAAAGCCCGGCGCCGGCCTGCGTCGACGTCACGGTGCTGGGACTGGAGGGTGACGGCACGGCCGGGCCGGAGCTGTTGGCCTTGGTCACGGTGGCTGTGAACGATGATGACGTGCGTCCGGTCGGTGACCGCGTCACCGTGCGTGGCGCCGAGATCCTGCGTTACCGCGTCGACGCCGTGCTGCACATGAAAGGCGCCGGCCCGGAGAACGACGCCGCGCTCACGGAGGCGATCCGTCGGTTGGAGGCCTGGATCAATCCACGTCGCCGGCTGGGCGTCGAGGTAGCCCGGTCCGGTGTCGATGCGCAGTTGCATGTCGCCGGCGTCGGCCGGGTCGAACTCAAGGATTGGCAGGATCTGAAACCCACCAAGGCACAGGCCGCGTACTGCACGGGTTACACCGTCGTGCTGGGAGGTTGAATGCGCAGTCTCTTACCGCTCAATAGCACGCCGCTGGAACGGGGTATCGAAGCGACCTTCGCCGAGACCACGCTGATCCCGTTGCGCACGTTGTACAACCCCGACACCTGTCCGGTGCATCTGCTGCCACATCTGGCCTGGGCTTGGTCGGTCGACCGCTGGGATCCGGCATGGCCGGAGCCGGTTAAGCGCGCAGCGATCAAGGCTTCGTTCTACATCCACAAGCACAAGGGCACCATCGGCGCGCTGCGCCGGGTGGTCGAGCCGCTGGGTTACTTGATCGAAGTGCTGGAGTGGTGGCAGACCGTGCCGGAAGGTGTGCCGGGTACCTTCGCCCTGAAGGTTGGGGTCCTCGACACCGGCATCACCGAGGAAATGTACCTCGAACTCGAACGTCTGATCGATGACGCCAAACCCGTCAGTCGACAACTCACCGGTCTGGCCATCAGCCTTGAAACGCAAGGCGACCTGAACATTGCAGCGTCCCTTTACGAAGGCGACGAGATTGACGTCTACCCACCCGTGATGCGTGACATCGAAGTCACCGGCAGCTTCGGCGTGATCGGACGCGAACACACCATAGACACCCTGGACATCTATCAATGACTGATGCGAATTCTCAGTTTTTCGCCATTCTCACGACTGTGGGAAAGGCCAAGCAGGCAAACGCCGACGCGCTCGGCATCCCCTGGAAAATCACCGAAATGGGTGTGGGCGATGCCAACAACATCGACCCAGTAATCCCCGCTGAAGGGCAGACCAAGCTGATCAACGAATGGCGACGCAAGCCGTTGAACCGACTATTTGTCGACCCGGTTAACCCGGCAGTGCTGATCGCCGAGCAGATTATTCCCGCCGATGAGGGCGGTCTATGGATCCGCGAGATCGGCCTGTACGACGCGGACGGCGATCTGGTGGCCGTAGCCAACTGCGCGCCGAGCTTCAAGCCGCTGCTCTCACAGGGTTCGGGTCGCACGCAGATCGTGCGCATGAACTTCATCGTTACCAGTACTGGCAACATCCAGCTCAAGATTGACCCGGCGGTGGTGCTGGCCACGCGTGCATTTGTCGAAGCGGCGATTCTGGAGGTGCTGCCTAAGAACAAAACGCCGGGCCAGTGGACGCGGGTTAAGACCAATGATCGTGGGATTGTGGTGGAGGGCGATAACCCGGACACGCTTGCTGGCATGGGCATCAAGGACACTTACACCAAAACGCAGATCGAGGCGATGATTGCCCAGGCCTCGGCGTTGCCCGTGGGGGCGACGGTCGCGTTTCCGGTGGACAAAGTCGCGCCCGGGTTTCTGGAGCTGGACGGCTCGGTTAAGAGCATTGCGGTTTATCCGGATCTGGCGGCGTTCCTCGGAACGGCCTTCAATAAAGGCGACGAGGGGGCCGGCAATTTCCGCTTGCCGGAGTCACGCGGTGAGTTCCTGCGCGGCTGGGATCATGGGCGCGGAGTGGATGTTGGTCGAGCTATTGGCAGTAGCCAGCTGGGGCAAGTGGAGTCTCACGATCACGCTACTCGTTCAGGATTGGGCATTACTGGCTCTGGCAGTAATGCGTTGGTGGCGTATGCGAACACGACAGTCGGAACTCCGCTGTCGACTGGCGCGATGTCCTTCTATGGTGGGAATGAAACCCGCCCGCGCAACTTGGCGGT